TATCCAGAACATGAGGCACAAGCAATTGCAAATAAACTTATTTCTATTGCCGAACTTAGAAAAGATGTAGTAGCATTTATTTCACCATTTAGAGGAGCATTTTTAAATGACTCTTCAGTTGGTACAGGAACTATAAATTCTGCTGCTGATATCACAAATAATGTGGTTGGATTCTATGCTCCAATTACATCTACAACATATGCAGTATTCGATAGCGGATATAAGTATATGTTTGATAGATTTACAGACACATTCAGATATGTCCCACTAAACGGTGACATTGCTGGAACATGTGCAAGAAACGACATTAACAACTTCCCTTGGTTCTCACCAGCAGGAACAGCAAGAGGTGGAATCCTCAATGCAGTCAAACTTGCATACACACCAAATCAAACACAGAGAGACATTCTATACAGTAATAGAATCAACCCTGTAATCTTCTCACCCGGAGCTGGTATAGTTCTATTCGGTGATAAGACTGGATTTGGAAAATCATCCGCATTTGATCGTATCAACGTACGTAGATTGTTTATCTTCCTAGAAGAAGCAATATCTGCTGCAGCGAAAGATCAACTCTTTGAATTCAACGATGAGATCACAAGAACTAACTTTGTGAACATTGTCGAACCTTTCTTACGTGATGTACAATCCAAGAGAGGAATCTTTGACTTCAGAGTTGTTTGTGACGAAACAAATAACACTGCTGCCATCATAGATAACAATGAGTTCATTGCAGATATATTCATCAAACCTGCAAGATCGATTAACTTTATTGGTCTTACATTCGTTGCCACTAGAACTGGCATCTCGTTCGATGAAGTCATTGGAACTGTTTAATTAAAGGTATAAAGAAAAATGGCAACCCAATTTAACAGACCACCACTCAGAACGATCACCGACTTCAAGAGCAAAATGGCCGGTGGCGGTGCAAGACCGAATCTGTTCGAGGTGGAACTCGTCTTCCCAGATCCAATCGCGATTGAGAATGACGTTAAAGAAAAATCAAGGTTCTTAGTTAAAGCAGCTCAGTTACCAGCATCTAACATCACACCAATTGATGTTAACTTCAGGGGTAGGATCCTGAAGATTGCTGGTGATAGAACCTTCGATACATGGACAGTCACCGTAATTAATGACGTTGACTTCGCAATCCGTTCCGCAATGGAAAAATGGATGAACTTTATAAACAAGATGGAAGATGCCACTGGAGCACAAGATCCAGCAGCATATCAACCAGATGCTTATGTTCATCAGTTAGACCGTGACGGATCTACACTTAGAACCTACAAGTTCCATGATGTATTCCCAACGAATATCGCAGCAATTGACCTCAGTTACGAAACTGTAGACAGTGTTGAAGAGTTCACCGTTGAGTTCCAAGTTCAGTGGTGGGAAGCAATCAAGGGCATCGGAGCTAATGCCGGTGGTGAGGCAATTAATTAAACTATTGATATTTTTGATAAATAGTGTATAATAGATTATAAAGACGTTATACAATGCCTAAACTTTTTGGTTTCTCTATTGACGATTCAGAAAAAAAAGCTGATTCGATAGTCTCCCCTGTTCCTCCTAATAACGAGGACGGGGTTGACTATTTTATACAGTCTGGTTTTTATGGACAGTATGTTGATATAGAAGGAGTATATAGAACAGAGTACGATCTGATTAAAAGATATCGTGAAATGGCCTTACACCCTGAGTGTGATAATGCCATTGAAGATGTAGTTAATGAAGCAATTGTTAGTGATCTATATGATTCACCGATAGAAATAGAACTATCAAATGTAAATGCAAGTGACAGTTTAAAAGATAAAATTCGTCATGAATTTAAACATCTAAAAGAAATCATGGACTTTGATAAAAAGTCACATGAAATTTTCCGTAACTGGTATGTAGATGGTAGAGTTTACTACATGAAAGTTATTGATGTCAAAAGACCTCAAGATGGAATACAAGAATTAAGATACATTGACCCGATGAAGATGAAATTCGTCAGGCAAGAAAAGAAAAATAAAAATGATAGAGGAAACCAAATAATAGATTTAGATAGTAGTAGAGATGTAAACAAAGCCTCATATCCAGATGTAGAAGAATATTATATTTACACACCTAAACCAAATTATCCTATTGGTGTATATTCACCACCGGGCTCTGGTAAATCAAAATCAATCAAGATTGCAAAAGATTCAATCGCATATGTAACCTCTGGATTATTTGATCGTAATAAGGGAACTTGTTTATCTTACTTACATAAGGCAATCAAGGCACTTAATCAATTAAGAATGATTGAAGATAGTCTTGTAATTTACAGATTATCAAGAGCACCAGAAAGAAGAATATTCTATATTGATGTTGGTAATCTTCCAAAGGTAAAAGCAGAACAATACTTGAAAGAAGTAATGTCTCGCTATCGTAATAAGTTAGTGTATAACGCACAAACTGGTGAGGTCAGAGATGATCGTAAGTTTATGTCGATGATGGAAGATTTCTGGTTGCCAAGAAGAGAAGGTGGCCGTGGAACAGAGATTACAACACTTCCCGGTGGCCAAAACTTAGGTGAATTATCAGATATTGAATACTTCCAGAAAAAATTATATCGTGCATTAGGAGTTCCAGAATCAAGAATCGCATCTGAAGGTGGATTTAATTTAGGACGTTCATCTGAGATATTAAGAGATGAACTTAAATTCTCTAAATTCGTAGGAAGATTGCGTAAGAGATTTGGTAATATGTTCAACGATATGTTGAGAACTCAACTAATATTAAAGAACATAGTTTCACCAGAAGATTGGGATGAAATGAGTGATCATATTCAGTATGATTTCTTATATGATAATCAGTTTGCAGAACTTAAAGAATCTGAAATGATGAATGAAAGATTAGGTCTTGCAGCAACGATTGAACCATACATTGGAAAGTATTATTCTGCCGAATATTTACGTAAGAAAATCCTTCGTCAAACTGACCAAGAAATCAAAGAAATTGATGAACAAATTGCACAAGAAATTAAAGATGGAATCATTCCTGATCCAAATGCAGTTGATCCAATTACAGGTGAACCACTTGAAGGTGGTGGAGGAGATTTAGGTGATGTTCCTGTTGAAGATGATTTAGAACAACAAGGTGCAGTAACAGATGCAGAACTAGCAAATGATACCAAAAAGGCAGAGATATAAATAAAATATATACCTATCATAAAATATGGACGACATTATTGATGCAATTGCGACTGACGCATCTCCTGCTGAGATTGCTGATAGTTTAAAAGATGTTATTTTTCAAAAGGCTGCAGAAAGAGTTGAAGCACTTCGACCACAAACTTCTGCGTCAGTTTTTGATGCACCAGAAACTGAAATTGAAGATGAAAGTGAGGTAGACACTGAACCACAAGAGGAAGAATAATGTCAAGAACTTTGATAAAAGGTACTGAGGCTGCATGTGGCACTAATGCTGCAGGTGCTTCCACATTTGGAAGTGCAACAGTGGTTCGCCTTGTTAATAATGGTGGAACTGCTAGATTAGTATCTGTTATCGATTCAGTTGGAGGATCTACAACAATAGGAACCTTTACTCTACCCGGTAATACAGTTGAATTTGTTGAAAAAAAATCAACTGAAGCAATTTTTGCAGCAAACGCTGCTGTTTTAGGTGCAGCTGCAGGATATACAAATTAGGAACCATGAAACTCATCACAGAAGAAGTCCAAAAAGTTAAATTTATAACTGAGGGCAAAGGTGCCAAAAAGAAGATGTATATTGAAGGTATCTTCTTACAGGGCGACCTAAAAAATCGTAATGGAAGAATGTATCCCGTTTCAACTCTTGCAAAAGAAGTTGGTAGATACAACGAATCATTTGTTAAAAAAGGAAGAGCACTTGGTGAACTCGGACATCCCGAAGGCCCAACTGTAAACCTTGATCGTGTATCACATCGAATTACATCACTTCGCCAAGAAGGTAAAAACTTTGTTGGTAAGGCACAACTTTTAGAAACACCAATGGGTAAGATTGCAAAATCTCTTATCTCAGAAGGTGTTACTCTCGGAGTCTCGTCTCGTGGTGTTGGTTCACTTAGAGAAGATACAGCATCTGGATGCAAAGTTGTAGGAGAAGATTT